AGCTATTAATGTACTACTTGGCTTTTCATCATAGCCATCTAATCCATAATACATTTTTAGTACAATTCCATCTTTTTCATTTGGTAAACTGTCTATAATGTTTACTAATTCTTCTTCTGATATTTTATCTATTACTTCTTTTTCTACATTGTCTGGTGCTACTAAGAAATCTCCAAATTCTTCTTCATCAGAAATAGGCCAATTAATAGATACATCTTTACCATTTGGATTACATCTTCTTTCTGCTGTCTTATAGCATAAATAATGCTTTATTTCATTTTCTATACATCTAACAAAGTATGTTGATGTTACATCTCTATTTGGTAAAGCCTTAACACCTTTTATTAATCCATCTATTCCAGCATCTATATAGGCTTGATGTTCATCTTCTGTTTTCCAATGTAACTTTAATTTTTTAATAGTAAAATGTATTAAGCCAATATTATCTAATACTAGATTTTCATTTTCCATTAACTACTCTACACATTGGACTATTAAAATATTCATCTATTGGCTTATTGTAACAATCTGCTTGAATCATAGTAGTTATTATTCCTATCAATAATAAAGTAGCTCCTAATATAATTAATATTCTCATTACATAATTCATAACATTTCCTCCAAATACTTTAATACATCAAAATCTTCTTGCTTTTTCCTATTGTCTATTTTTTCTCTTTCTGTTGCACTTTCTAATTCTTTAGAATTCCTTGATTGTCTTATAAATCCCTCTGTTAATATATTTCCTTGAATAACATCTAGTAAATGATCTATTCTCATAATGTCATATCTATCATTGCCTATATTACTTTTCTTTTTCTTAGCTGCACTTCTTTTTATATGTGCTTGGTAATTCTCCAGATAATTCACTAAATCTTTATATTCATATGGATCTAAATTAATTGTTTTCATTTTCCCTCCTTTTTTCTTCTTTTGTTATTAAATCTATGAATAATAAAAACTGTCTATAAAAGTTTTTATACTTAGTTTTATCTGCATATGTATTTCTTAAATCTTCTGCTAATACTTCATTTCTTTTTTCTTGAATATTCTTTTCTCTTAATACCTTGTAATATTTTCTTTTCCAATAATACTTGTCCTTATTTTTACTAAGCTCTTTATTTATTTTTTTAATAAATGATTTTAGCTTTTTAAACCTCTTTTTCATTCTTCTTCTCCAATACTTTTAACTTAAATAAATCTTTATCTTGATAATATGGAATGCCATGATATATTGGTAACATTTTCATATGACATTGAAGTAAAATATCACATGGCATAATATCTTCAATTATTACTACATCATTCTTAACAGAAAAATATAGTTTTAATTGTCCATAACATTTTACAAATAAATCATCTATTGGAATATCTACAGAGTAGATTCCATCTTTCTTACCTAATACAATTAAATTAGGCATAATCTGAAATATTAAGTATTTATATGACTTCATAAAATACTTCTTTAATCCCTTTAACTTTTTCTTATAATCATTTTCATCTAATATCACTACATTCTTTTTTAATAAGTTAGTATTGACCATTTATATCATTTACTTGTTGTATTATCATAAGCAGCCCATTATATTGCCATACATTCATTTCTCTAATGTTAGTGATATTACATACTTTTTTAATCCAATCTAGTTGTATAAAATATTTATTTAATATTGTGTATAATCTTTCTATTTGTTCTTCATTAATCTTTTCCATTATTTAATCCTCCTAATCAAATCTTTGAGTTAATTTGTTATAAGAATATTTAGTTAATCCTAAAGATCCATTTCTGTTTTTACCAATTAAGAAACTAATGTTCACTTCATCTTTGCTTATATTCTTATCTTGTAACTCATCATGCATTAATATTACTGTTGTTGCTGATTGCTCCAATTCTCCAGAGTCTTTAAGCTCTGATATTTTAGGTAATTGTTTATTATCTGCACTTCTATTAAGCTGGCTAACTAAAAATATTGTGCAATCATAATCTAGGCTAATCTGTCTTAGCTCTTTAACTATTCCAGTTAAGTTTTCATAAAGAGTGGATTCCTTTTTAGCCTTAATTAAGCCTACATGGTCGATAAAAGCTATAGTATGACCATTCTTACATTCATTCATTATTTTTCTTCTAATACTGGCTACTGTTTGTCCTTGTGAATATATTTTTATTTGTTTCTTAGAAATATTTTCACATGCTCTTTCTATTGCCTCTTTTTGATGTGGAGTAGCTGGACTATCTAAATACTTCATGTCTATCTTTGAATTAATAGAAACTAATCTCTGATATATTTGCTTTTCTGATATTTCCATATTGAAGTAAAGGCAATTATATTGATCTGATAAATCTTCTAATAGATTTAAGCAGAATCCACTTTTTCCTAATCCAGTTCTTGCAGCTATTATTACTAAGTCATGCTCTTGAATATTGGCTGTATCAGATAATTTCTTAAATCTAAAGCTGATATTCTTATTTTTAGAATTAATTAATTGAAATATCTCTTTACTATTTAATCTATTATCATCTAGCTTAATACTCATGTTTTCTAGCTTATGAATGCCATCTAGCATTTCTTCTTTAGTTATTTGTTGACTTTTAAATTGATTGATAATTAACAACATTTCATTATCAATATATTTCTGGAATAATAAATCTTGAAAATAATCATAGTCATTAATTTGTAATAAAGTATCTGATAATAATTCAGTTAATTTAGGAATAATCTTATTAGCTGGATGTTTTATAGTAAAAGCTGTCTTATATGTTTCTGCTAATCCTATAATGCTTATAGATTGAATATCTTCATATTGTTTTTTTAATAAATTAAATATAAATTTATTTTCTTCTGATAGAAAATGTTGTCCTGTTATTACTGTTCTTTTAAATAGTTCTGGCTTTAGTAATAAATGTCCTAATATTATTTCTTCTATGTTATTATTCATTAAAGTTCTTTATAGTAATTAATAATTTCTTCTTTAGTTTCTTTATTAGTCTTTTTATTACTAAAATTATTTAAGTAATTATTAACATCTTCTATTGTATTTAAATTATTCTGTTTCCAATTAAATAAAACTCTATCTATATACTTTATTGTTTTAGCATTATGTAACATAGCTTCTTTTATTGCTAATACTATAATTTCTTCATCATAATCCCAATTTTTAATTACTTCTAATTCTATAGGAGATAATACTCTACCTATATTTTTTTCTACTATCTCAAATATACTTTCTTTATTTATTTCTTTTATATCTTCTTCTTCTTTATTCTCTTTAATCGTATGTTGATACCCTATCAATATATGTTGATACCCTTGTATTGATTTTCTTGTTAATTTAATAACTCTTTTTTCAATCATTTTTCCTTTATATTCATAGTCAACATCTATATATTCTTGATCTTTTAAGTTGTTAATCCATTTACTTATTGCTTGTGGAGTTGTATTATATAATCTTGCAAAATAATTATTACTTGCATAACATTCTCCAGAGTAATTAGTTAATGCTGTTATTTCTCCATATAATACTTTTTCACTAAATTTTAGTTTTTCATCATATCTAACTTCTGCTGGAATAACAGCATAATAGTTAGGCTTTTCCTCAACCATAATTACCTCCTAAAAACTCATATTTTCAATTAATCCGATTATTACTACTGTAGCTACAAATAATAAGCCTAATAAGATAATTTGAAATCTTTCTTGTCTTTGTGCTGCCTTATATTTTCTGATGTTTTCTTTTCTTACTTTTATTTGATTAGCTTTAATAATTTCCCCCATTTTTTTATTTTCAATTAGATCTACTTTTGAATACATATTTCATTCTCCTTCTTATTCTTTAATATTTTTTAATTAGTTATTTTTAATATTTTTTTTAAATAATTCATAATAATTTCTTTGATACCTATTACATAAAAAATCAATTTCATTAATTGTCCATTCACTCTTTCCAGCAAATCTCCTACATACTGTTAGATGTGATAATCCAAGTAATTTAGCAAGACTTCTTTGTGTATCTCCATGCTTAGCCATTTCTCCAATAAGCTCTGGGTATAATAAATTTTTCATAGCTTCTCCTTTCTGGAAAACAAAAAGCTCTCAAGACATTTTATCTTGAGAGCTAAGTTCTTAATTTTGATATTATGTTAACTTCTCTAAGATAAAATAGCTGATAAGTATTTTTGTTACCCTTTACACTTACCATTATACTATTGATTTAATTTTAGTCAATACTTTAATATTTATTTTTTATCAGCTTTACATCAACTAACATAATATTATCAGAATTAATATATTGAATTATTGTATTATTTCCTTATTTTATAATAAATAAGGATTAATATTATTCCTTATTATATATTATAAATAAGGTTAATAATAATTAATCCTATTAAATAATTTAATAAGGTTATAATACTTTTTTTAAAATTGAATTTTAGTCTTTTTATTCTTTGTTTTTTCTTTTTATCATTCATCATCATTTTATCATAGTCATATTTAGAATAATATTTACCATTATAATTATATTCAATATCTAATATTTTCCATCCCATAGATGTAATATCTCCAATGTTATAATTTAATGATGTGTTTCTTATTCTATTTAATATTGTACCATCTTTCTTTTGATAAGTTACTTGTATCAACCTACTCCACCTCCTTTAATGGGGGAATATTTTAACACATTTTACTTAAAATGTCCAATATTATTAATTTAAGCAACAAAAAAAGACTAGGAAAACCTAGTCTATTTTTGAATTAAAAAGTCTTGTAATTCTTTTTGTGCTGATTCCAATTTGTCCTTAGAATTACCATTTATTTCATGGCTTACTAAAGCTAATACTGAATTGCATAATACTTTGGTAAATCCATCTTGTTCTTTAGTTGCATCTTCTACTTTTCTTAACCTTTGTTCATGGTCTTTAAGAATAGTATCATGTACTGTAATCTTACTTTCTTTTTTCCATTCTCTAATTAATTTAATAGCTCCACCTATTACAGATATTGCTCCACATAAAGCAAGTAATACCATTATAAAAGTTTTAATATCATTAAAATTCATTCTTTTTATTCCTTTCTATTATGCTGTTCTTTTCCATACATAAACTCCTAAATAATAAGGATAATATGCTTGTCCACCTCCAGCATCTGATGTATTTACACCACTTACACCTTGCCATGCATTACCACTTGTAAAATTAGCAGTTGATCCACTATTTCCATATTGTGCTACTCTTTCTACAGAGTGATTATGTGATGGTATTGATGATAATGGTATTTTATGCTCTGATGATGTACCAGCTAAAGTACCAGCATTTTCAGTTACTATCTTTAAATAAGCATCTCCAGTTATTTGTTCCCATGTACCACCAAATAATGTTTCTGGATTAGTTGCTGCTACAGAGATGTAAATACTACCTACTGGGTAAATCATATCATATATTGTTTTTCCTAATATTTCAAGGCTTGTTTCTTGTGTAGGGAAGCAATCTATTCCTATTGACCTTTTTAATCTATCTATGTAGAAAATAGGCATTCCTCTATCTACTGAAAGATTGTAAGTAGTAGATGCCCCTGTTCTATCTGTTAATTTAACTTGTACATCCCATTGATAAAGATTATCTAATGTAATTACAGCTGTTACATTATCTTGTAATGTTTCATATGCTCCATAAGTGGAATCAGATGCCTTTTTATATCTTACTTGAATAGTAATTGTATTTTTATTATCTAGGCTTGAATAATTAGCATCTACATTAATATCAGTTTCACTATAGAAGTTACTTTGTCTATTTAAAGTAATAATAGCATTAGGCTGTTGCCATTCTAATATTTGTAAATTTAATGTCTTAGATGTTGTCAAATTCCTAGAGTCTATAACAGTTACTACAGCATCTATATTTTGTGCAATATTTAAAGTTCCTACATCTATGCTAACACTTGATCCAGATAATGTAGCATCATAATCTACACCATTTATTGTTACTTTAGCACTATTTAAAGTAGCATAATTTAAAGCTCTAGCATTAGTAATATTTACTCTTAATGTACTTATATTCTGGATTAATTGTTGATTGTTCTGGGTAATTGCTACAGCTGTAGAATTAGTATCTAAATAGGCACAATCAAATGTAGGATTAGAATTTACTACATTACAATAGAAAACAACTGACTTAGTTCCTATTAATGTACTACCATTGTAAGTATCAACATAAATAGTACCACTACCAGTTGCAGCATTTGGAATATCTTCACTAAAATCTGCTGGAATAGACCATTGACAATTATCTGTTACATTAGTAGCTATAGTACCACTTTTATTGTACCATGAATATCTTACTGTATGTGTAAAGGCTGTGCTTTTTCTATTCATATGTATATAAAATGGATCTCCACCTATAGCTCCTACATTAGATGTTGTATTAGGCCATGTTATACATGAAGGCTGACTAGCTCTAGCTATAGTTGGTAAAGAGAATGTACCTTGTGCTGTACCACTTGTATATGATGTTGATAATGTACCACCTAAAGAATGTGAATAACTACCATCTGAATTATGATATAGTGTTACATATTGATTAGTTACTTCATAATCTCCTTTATTGTATCTGGTACTTAATGTTGTATTAC